TATTCACGTGGATGTTGTTTTACTTGCTAATTTACTTGGGTCTGAAGATGAGGATTTAAAGAAACACGTAAAAAAGTTAGTTGATTTGAAGTCGAAAAGATCTAAGCAGACAAAAAGGGAAACAATAATTCAGAATTTAAAATCAAACATTAATGCTGGTGATGATAAACTAAATGATTATCTTTCTCAATGGGTCGATGTGATTTGTGAGAAAAATGGATATATGACAAAAACTGCGATTGAGGAAACTCAGTCAAGGTTGATTTCATATTCAGCTCCCGACCTAAACAAAGCATATGACATTATAAAAATAGCAATTATCAATGGACACAGAGACATTAATTGGTCTATTGAAAAATATGAGAAAGATCACGCTGGCGAAAAGAATTTGACAAATTTTGGACAAAGTGTTAAGATACTTGATACAATAAAGTATTGATGTGAGGAATTGGTTTGAGTTGTTATTTGTCTGAATCTTGCAAAAAATTCAAGAATGGTAGTTGTACCTATCCTGAGTTTTGCATAAAGAAATTCAAACAAGATAAATTCTTTGATTTGGCATTGATTTCTGAAAATCAGAGAATTCCATTAAGCTTGTATTTGGATTCTAATGCGTGCGATAAAAATTCATTTGACAGGTTGAATGAAATCAAAAATTCAATCTGTGATTTTGTTGGTAGTGGGAATAATATTTATATTTATTCTTCAACTACTGGTAATGGTAAAACAGCTTGGTCGTTAAAGTTAGCTCAAAATTACATTGGAAAAATTTGGTATGAAAAAGATCTTTCTTGTGAGGTTTTATTTATAAGTGTTCCAAGGTATTTGCTCAGTATTAAAGACGCAATAAGCAATAATAATGAGTATGCAAAGCACATTAAAGAAAATGTTTTATCTGCAAATTTGGTAATTTGGGATGATATTGCAACTAAGGGAATGACTGAGTTTGAAACAGAAAATGTTTTAAGTATCATTGATGCAAGAATAAGTTCTGGTAAATCCAACATTTTTACTTCAAACATTTTGCCACAAGAATTATCATTGTATGTTGGTGATAGATTGGCAAGTAGGATTTTAGGGACTTCTGAGTCAATCAAGTTTGTAGGTCAAGATAAAAGAATTATGGGGAGAATGAACGATGGTACAGTTACAAGTTCTTAATAGAATTTTGGAAACAGGAGATTCTTCCATAATTACTTTGAACAATTTTGACGATTCGTATTTTAGTGATTATAAAGAAGAATTTAATTTCATAAAAAATCATTACACAGATTATGGCGTTGTTCCAGATAAAGAAACTTTCATTGATAAGTTTAATGATTTCGATTTCATAGCAGTAAATGAACCTACAAAGTATTTGCTTGACAAGCTTGTAGAAGATAAGAATAAAAGAAACTTAATTAAGACATTTAATAAAGTTCGTGATTATATAAATGCGGATGATTTAGACAATGCATTAAAAACATTTAGGGAATCTGCGGATAAATTATCTGAAACAATTTCATTGGAATCCACAGATATTTTTAAGGACATTTCAAGATATGATAAATATGTTGAAAGATGTAGTGATTTCAATAAGTATTATGTTTCAACTGGGTTTAAGGAACTAGATGAGGTTTTAGGCGGTTGGGACAGGCAAGAAGAATTAGCTGTGATTATGGCAAGAACTAATCAAGGTAAATCTTGGTTACTTTTGAAATGTGCTATTGCAGCTGCAGAACAAGGGTTAAATGTTGGACTTTATTCTGGTGAAATGTCCGAAACAAAAGTTGGGTATAGAGTTGATACATTGATTTCTCATATTTCTAATACTTGTATCATTCAAGGTAATTCTGCAATTCAGAATGATTACAAGAGGTATATGGAATCTCTGCAGAATGGAAAAATAAAGGGTTCAATAAAAGTTTTAACTCCTTCTCAAATAAATGGTCCTGCAGGTGTTACAGCATTAAGGGCTTTTGTTGAGAAAGAAAAATTAGATATGTTGTGTGTTGACCAGCATTCTTTGCTTGAAGATGATAGGAGAGCTAAGAGTCCAGTAGAAAGAGCTTCAAACATTTCTAAGGATTTGAAGAATTTACAAGTTCTTAAGAAAATTCCAATTGTGTCTGTGTCTCAGCAAAATCGTGGGGATACCTCAGAAGGAATTACAACTATGAATATTGCTCAATCTGATAGAATTGGGCAAGACAGCACAGTTGTTTTGGCATTTGAACAAAAAGATGGAGTGTTGAATTTGCAAATTATCAAGGCAAGAGATGCAGGTGCTGGGAAGAAACTTCAATATGCAATCAATTTTGACAAAGGAACTTTTGAGTTTATGCCAGCTGATAATGATGCATTAAATGGAAAAGGTTCTGAAGATCTTAAAGAAATGTACGAAGATGATGGGGATGAAGTGTTTTGAGACTAATTATTAAGAAAAGAGCTATTGATGCGCCTATAGACATTATTCTCAAAAAAGTTCAATCTGAAACTAAATATTTAAAGGACATTCAAACAAAAAAAGAAGATGTTATTTGTACTTGTCCTTTCCATAAAAATGGACAAGAAAATCATCCGGCTTGCTTTGTACTAAATTCAAAAGATTCAGATATGGAATATGGAACTTTTCACTGTTTCGCTTGTGGGGAAAGTGGAAGTTTATCTAAGTTAATTGGAAAATGCTATGGTGAAAATTCTGAATTTGGTAAAAATTGGTTGATTGAGAACTTTGGTTCAACTTTCATTGAATATACTGAATATTTGCCGAAAATAGAACCTAATAAAAAGGAATATCTTGATGAGTCTGTTTTGAATTCTTTTGAATATGACAATGAAGATGCTCTAAATTATTTAATAAATAAAAGGCATTTGAACAAAGAAATCTTAAAGGAATTTAAAGTTGGGTTTGAAAAAGAATCTAATAGTGTTACATTTCCTTGTTGGGATGTTCACAATAATTTAGTGGGAATATTTAGGAGAAATATTTATACTAAATTCTTTACAATTCCTCAAATAGATCCAAAGCCAATTTATCTTCTTAATTTCATAATTAAGAATGGTATTTCATCTGTTGTTGTTTGTGAGTCTCAAATAAATGCTCTTACTCTTTGGGGTTGGGGTATTCCAGCTATAGCGTTGTTTGGTACAGGCTCATCTGCTCAGTATGACATTTTAAAGAAAAGTGGTATAAGAAAATATTTCTTAGCATTTGACGGCGATTTAGCTGGTGAGATAGGAGCTAACAAATTCAGCAATTATATTGGTAAAGATGTTTTGGTAAACAAAATTGTTTTGCCAAAAGGTAAGGATGTGAATGATTTAACAATGGAAGAATTTAAAGCATTGCCTATAATGCACAAAGATTTTATTTGACATTTGTACTGTATAATGTTATTATCATTGTAATTAACAAAGGAGAAACTAATAATGCCTAACAATGAAGAAAGAATTACGACAGTAGCTTATCCAGAAGCACAAGAAGGCGAGAAACAAATTGATTTGAAGGAATTTGAAATTAATAAGTTGAAGGAAAACCTCGCAAACCTTGAGAGGAGGTATGCAAAGTTAGCTAAAACAACTTCACTTTATAGAGATACATTAATTAGCATTTGCAAAGAGATTGGAGGAGATATCTAATGGGTTATGTTTCATTTGACACTTTGAATGTAGGTTCAAAACAGCAAAATCAGACAAATTCTGGTGTTGGGTTTTTTGCACTCAAGAATGATGGTGATGAAGCAGTTGTGAGGTTTATGCACGATGATACTGCGTCATTTGAGATTCTTGGTACTCATCCGATTAGGATTAATGACAAGTTCCGTAGAGTGAATTGTGTCAGAACTCCCAGTGACCCAATCAGCGTTTGTCCGATTTGCAATAAGGGAGAGAATGTTGAGTATCGTTTCTTTATTCATCTTCTTCAGTATGTGAATAATGCAGACGGTACAGTTTCTGTTGAGCCTAAGGTTTGGGAAAGATCTCTTTCTTATGCAAACAAGCTTAGAGAATACATTAACAACTATGGTCCCATGTCAGATGTTATCTGCAAGATTGTTCGTCATGGTCGAGCAGGTGATATGAAAACTGAATATGAGATTATTCCTAATCTTAATCAGCAAGTTTATCGTCCTGATATCTTTAAAAAGGTTGATGGGCTGTTTGATGATTTCAAGGTTCTCGGAAGAGTTGTACTTGATAAGACTGCAGATGAAATTAGAGAATATTTGAACACAGGTAATTTCCCTTATAAGGAAAACAAGGAACCTGAACAGAAGGCTATGCCTCAGAATTTTAACACTAATGGTTGGAACACTCCTTCTACAGAAGATGAACTTCCTAATTGGAATGTTCA